AAAGTATTAATATTATTCATGAATACCTGTTCATCTATGAAGATATTTCCTCACATAGCCTCTCTAGTAACCTTAATCTTATATAGGTTAAGTAAGAGTTGCTCTGTTCTATGTCAGTCTTCTATAATATTTACTAAACTTGTTCCCCACCAATCCTGACTATCGTATGCGAAACCATAAACAGCGATAGGGATTATATTATCAGTCTCAGGTACATCGTATATATCTAAGATTTGGTCGCATAACATAAGTACCAAATACAATTTATTCTCCTTACTCTCCTCATCATATATATATGTGTAATGATAGTGGATTGTGTAATGTCCTGTTGTTGAGTTATAACAAGTACAAATGTTCCTTAGGAAAGCATCCTCTGTCTCTAATCCGTTTAGATAAACATCATAGTGATGGAGTATCATCTCCTTGAAGTCCTTGTTAGCAGCAATAGGTAGTTCCTCTAATTGTTTATATGTGATAACTCTATCAAATCAGAAGAACGGATAATCCTTAACTAAGAGTGAACCATCATTATAAGGATAAACAAATCTTGGGTCTATCCTCTGTACTGTAGGCACATTCTTCTTAGAGTTATATCAAGTAAAAAGAAAGACTGCTTTTCAGTATTTACATACATCTTCTAACCCCATGTATCTGTCAAATCCCCAATTCTCATTAGCATAATCAGTCTTATACATATCTGTGAAGTTCCTTGCCTCCATTTGATAGAGTACGTTTTCATCTTCCCATGATACATCTGGTTCATTGATTATACAAGTGGCTTGCATTGTCCTAGAAACAGACCAGAAAATCTGACTTCTTAACAATTCATCATTCCTTTTAGTTGAATATATATCCTTTTGAGACATAAAAAGAGAGTTCTTAGAACGATTAGCCTCATAACCGTGCCTGTACTCTCACATTATCTTCTGCCTTAGCTCATCTGTTAATTTAATCATTACCTAGCTATTGAAGTTAAATATGCACCTATATCATCATCATAATATCTTAGGTATGGGTACATCCTCATTATCATTGTATCTAATAAGTCTGGTGACCTTCATATCCTTGCCTTCATCTTGTCCTTAGTCTCTATCCTTGTCTTACCATCGATACTCTTCTCATCTATATAACAGTTCATCATTTCCTGTGTTAGTATCTCCCAATCCTTATCAGCATCTAAGTGTTCCCATTTAATAGCAATTTCTCCCTTCTGCACCTTCTCTTGTAGTAGGAACGCACATTGGCTTTTGAGATTAGCATAGTTCTGTTTAGCCCCTGTCTCCACAGGCTTGGAGTTATTCACAAACCCTGTTGAATATGGGATACCATCTACTACTCATCATCCTACTCAATCGGCATCTATAATTATGTTCTTGGCATCAATCTCGTATTGGTTCTGTATCAGCCTTATAGATGTCTTAACATCTTCCACACTACTCTTAGCATAAGTCCATACTCTTACCCATGTGTTACCTCTCCATAAAGATATTCTTGTCGTATCCTTTCAGAACCTAGCAACATCACAGATTAAGAAGTAATTGTCTCCGTGACTTTCGTTAGTCCTTAGACTATCTAAGTCTCACTGCTTGAATAGTAACCGATTGTTATCATCGAAGTCCCACTTTCAGTATAACAGCCTCTGCTTTGTCCTTTCACTCGCTCTCTCCAAGTTAGCTATATACCCCTTATCTATAAAGTTGTTGGAGTATACTAATGATGGTATAAATACTGCTCTGTCCCCATCCTTATGCTTGTGCTTGTAGTACCTCTCATATACGTGTCATGGATTAGGATTAAATGTCTCTAACACCTTTCCTAATATCCCATACTCCTCATTCTTAAACCTTCATACTCTGGTTTGGAGTATCTCTATTCACTCTAAAGGACACTCAGCACTCTCCTCTACGAAAGCTCATGTTAATTCCAGACTTCAGAACCTATTATATAGGGGGTCTTGTGGAAGATAACATCATTCCCTTAATAGTATCTGACTACCATTAGGAAATGTTATTACATTGGATACGTTGTTAAGTCTACCACGCATCTCATCTGGTATGTTGTAGTCCCTATAGAACTTCTCTAAGGAAATAACAGAAGTCTGCTTAATATTCTTAATCGTATCACGCACTAGAGCATACCTGACACCTTCATATTGGTTACACATCCTTCGTAATCGGATAATCCCCAAATATGTCTTTCAACCTCAGGCTCATCCTCAGTATCAAATGGCTGTGTGATAATCATCCATTAATACATCAAATGCTTTCTGTTGGTTCTCTGTCAGTTTTATCTCTACGTTTGCCATTATAATACAGGTGTCTACATTTCTAAAATAATTCTTAACTTTTTTTTGCGTTCTCTCTCATCTCCTTAAGTAAGTTCTCGTAATCCTTCTTCTCTTTAAGCCCTTCTCTCCATCTTTGTTGCCTCATTGACTTAGGATTTTCACTGTATGCTATCTGGTCTACTAAATCATCTGGTGTTATCTTCTCTCCTAGTCGTTGCTGAAAGTCAACAAGTCTATATTCCTTAGTACTTGTTCCTCATTCTCCCATGCTGTCATTTTCTCTACTTCTCAAGAACTCGAGGATGTATCATAAGCAGAGTTTGGCTTTGTATCATTCTGAGTGTCATTCCCTGATTGGTCTGCTCATTCATTACTAGCAACTGATATAAATTGTACCTTAGGTACTGATGTACTCTCTGTCTCTTCGTATTCTGGCTTATACCTCTTATCTCTTAACTTTAAGTAATCCATTGCTGTCTTAGCATCCCCTAGTCTTATCCTCTTCATAACAGCAGCTCTTGCAGCTACCTTTGGATACTCCTTAGCAATAGCCATTCTCCTAGCAAACTCTGGATGTTCACTCTTATGATGATAATATGATGGAACACTTATCCCTGCTGCCATACAAGCCTCTTCTATAGTAGCATCCATCATTAAGTACTCCTCTATTATCCTATACTGTGTCTCTCCTATCCTTGCTAGGTTTCATTTCTCTCTCTGGTCTTCCTTAGCTGGTTTAGGTATAAACTCATCTACTGTCTTTATCTTTGAGAGTGTCTTAACATCTTTTACTTCTTCTCCTTCTAACATATCTCTTAATTAAATATATAAATCTGAACCATTGCGTTCTTGTCCATACTCATGCTTTCTCATACCGTTCCAATTTAGAGTAGTCTAGTGGACAATGGATAGCTTTGTGTAAAGTCCATTTGTACTTGGTTAGCCTATAATAGAAGGCTGAGTATCAAACATAAGGAAGTCAAAGCAGTTTCATTCTGTCCTTGTGTACATTCCAACAATGCTTGATGTTTCCTTTGACTTTTAAGTAGTCATCTGGGTAGAAGAATTTGTCCATCTTTCTAATAATTAGAAAATAAAAGAACTAAATTCTGTTCCTGAACTTAGTCCGTATGTTTCCCCACTTTTTAGCAGGTGCGTAAAAATTCTTAGTCGCCCATAATCTCTCGTTCTCCTCTATAAGACTTGGTATCTCCATATTCAAATCATATTCCTTACCTTTACCATGAAAGTACTCAGTAACCATCTTACTCAATCTCTCACTTGTCTTAGGTCAGAATTTTATGTTTATGTTCTTATCATATTCAGCATTAGTCTTCTCTTTAGCTACTGTATCCCCTCTAGGTCAGGTAGTGAAATTACAAGTATGACACTGTGCATTAATGTTCTCCTTCTCTAAACACATATTCTTGAACCTTCTGGAGTATCTATGCCCTCATGCTAACTCCCCCCAAGAACACATCTTATTACAGGAGATACACCTTCCATTACCATTCTCATCAGTATCTCTTAACTTAGCATTCTCCTGTGCTATTCTCATAGCTAATTCTAATGGTTTAATCTTAGGTAATTCTGATTTATATTCCCTCTTTGGCTTTCATTCTAACTCCCTAATCTCATTATTCATCTTCCTAATCATCTGTTCCTCCTTTTTCTTTATCTCAGAGTTCTTCTTCCTCTCATACTTCTCTATCTCATGTTCCCATCAGAGTTCTATCTTCTGTTTCCTGTTCCTTAAAAGAACTGAATATTTAAAATCAGCTTTCTTTTTCATTTCTTCTATTTTACGTTCCCACTTTTTAGTAATGCTATACTTATCCTTCATAGAAAAAAACTCTGTAGGTAAATCACAGAGAATTGTGAACTCCACAGAGTTTTTCTTTACAGTCAATTACTACTTAAGGTTAATTTTTAATTTTTCAAGGTTTTTTTATGAGAATTATAAGTTGACTTATAATTTGTTTTATTAAAATGGTAATTCAGATAATTCCTTCTCTCTCTGATTAATAATCTCCTCTACAATCTTACATTCCTCCCTCTCAGTCTCTCAATATGTGAACTTAAATCTCTCATATACCTCAGGTTTCATCATCTCAGTAGTATCCTGTGTTCAATTTTCAGCCTTATTATGCTCAGCCTGTCAGAAAGCCTTACCATCTACAAACTTCTTCCACTCCTTAAACTTATTATAAAAGAAGATTAAATGACTACATAAATCCCAATCAGATTTCTTCTCAGCCTCCTTACACCTTACAACTAAATTATTATACTTCTCCGCTAAACCCTTATATGCCTCAATCAGCTTTTCATTCTTTTTCTTTAACTCCTCTAACTCCTTATTATCCACTACTTCCACTTTTAAATCAGATTTCTTTTCTTTTTTAACTACTCTCTCCTCATTCGCTAAATAATACATACCTCATTCCTCATACACCTCTCATCTCTCAATCATCCTCTTTACTAAATTCCTGTCATCTGGATTTTTACCCATGCTTAATAATAAAGCCTTTTTGCTTTCGTATGCCATTCCTATCTCTTATTTTATAAAACGTGACATTCAATGTCACGCTAATTTTACCCAAAAAAATATAGTTTTCAAGCACAAATGTCACGGTAAATGTCACGGTAAAACACCCCCAAGAAAAAAAACGATGTCACGGTGGCGTGACACTATTATCTTGAACGTGATACTTGCATGATATTATTTATCCCAAATTCAAGTCCTACTCTGCATTTCTCTCTTGCGTGACATAGCGTGACACTGATTTTTCCAAAAATAGCGAGTTATAAGTAGTAAAAATAATCTCCCTTCTCAGTTTTGGGGGGTGGGGGTTTCCCTAGTCCTTCCCTCACTTCCTTTACATTTTACGCTTGTTTTACGCAGTCTATTGGCTAGTAGTTGAAAATTGAAAATACAAAACGCTGTAATTAATTTATATAACGGTTATACCTAGTGTTTTATAGAGTTTTTTCTCTTGTTTGTTTTATACATAACGTTGAATATTTAAAATTACGTTGTTTTTAATATTAAACGTAGTAAGACAAACAGACAATATTATATTATATTTTATCAGTAAGCTGATAAGTATAAAATTTTAAAAATAAATTTGATTAATTAAATCTTGTTATAATTTCATATTGTTTAATGTTGTTTAACTTTGTTTTATTTGCTATTCACTAGCGGAGATTTTCCTATTTGCTGGCTTTTGGCTTTTGCTGGCTTTCTATGTTTTCCCTGTCTATTCAGATCCGATACACTTTCTTTTTTTATGTCCTTTTTTAATTTCCTTACGCTTTATTTATAATATTTTTTAAATCTGTCCATATTTTCCCCTATTTTCTTTTGATTTGTCTTTTCTTTGTTTTTCCTGTTTCTCTCTGTGTTTTCTCTGTTTTGTGTAATTATTTTATATTATTCTTACAAAAATGTCTTAAATTATTTGACAATAAAAAGGAAATGATTATACTCAAGTTGTCAGTAAAAATGACTTGTAAGATTTACAAGGCATATTGACTATAATATATTTAATACAGGCACGCAAGCAACAAGCCACGCTTAAAGCATTTAACGGCAACTTGTAGGCGTAAATGTAAGACTTACACAAGCGATATATTATATAGGCGTTGGAGTTATTGCCTGAAATATTGGAAACAATAACAACAACAAATTAAAAAATCTGATTAATTGTTTGTAGTCCTCACTGATGGAGGCAATAAGTAGTATTTAATAGTATTAAGCACGGCATCTGGTGGAAACCCAGAGGGGAAACAATGGAGGCATCCAAACCCCTTAATAATAGAGTTTTGAGGTGAAAGTCCTCGCTTGTGCCAGCTAGTAATTTTGTAAAATGTCTATATTTACGGCTTGTCTATTTTCTCGGTTCTACCAAAAAATAGGTAAGTTTTCTTATGTCAACCCACACACCCCACACACCGCAAGCCGTAAAATATGGGCGTTTTGCCTGTTTTTATTCTTTACTATATGAAAAAATGAAAGCTAGAATTACAGACAAAGAGGCAAGGGAATGTGTATCTTTTGCCATTGGTTATTGTGAGGCACAAGACTTATTGCGTAGCTTTTCCCCTGTCTTTTACACTTGCGGAATTTATGGCCGAAAGTCTGACATTTACAACATAAAGGGCGTTTATATCGCCACAGGTTATTGACCTGTTGGAAAGTATATAGACTATAAAACGCTTAAAAAGTATGAAAAGAAAGCCTCTGAAATTTGGAGTAATTACGATTTAGATTATGAAAAAAGAAAAAAGAAAGTTGAAAAACTATTGTATAAACTAATTGAAACGCAAACAAAATAAAAAAACCTTTTTATATTCTTATTCAATACCACAATGAAACAACTTACAACCACTCAATTTAACGGATGCCACGCCACAATTGGGACTTTTCAAGCCCCTAGCATCTGAACTGAAAACATTGGCGGACAATTTACTATTTTTTACTCTTACGCTTGCCCCAAAATTGTAATTTACCCTAACGGCGTAGCTTATCAATTTACTTATGAGGGTAGCAGAAAAGCAGGAGAGAAAACAACAAGCAAAACAACAACGGCACAATGTAATAAACGACTAGGAGAGAATTATAGAAACCTACCAAAACAGAGCTTAAAAGAATTTGAAAGCCTATTTTGAGACACTAGACTTGAATACTATTTTTAACACTTAACCACGATAAAATGGCAGACTATAACTTTTTAGGCATCTATAAGGGGTGCGTAGTAATGATTTATAAAATAAGAGGTAAATATTATTTACAAAACAAAAAAGAAATAAAAAAATCTGATTTTATTTTTATTGCTTAACCACTAACCAAATGAAACAACTTACAAAAGAATTAAAATCTGTATTGACTACTTGATACAATATAGACCATTGGAAAGGATGCGATACACAATACCGAATAAATTATTGATATTTAACGCACGATAACGACATAGCTTGTAAAATATACGATGGAGATAATTTACTTGTAAAAATAAAATACGGAGATTTAAAAGACAATAATAATTTTATACGATATACAGACAACAAAAGCATAAAAAACCTGATTAAAAGAATTTATAGAAAATATGCTTAAACCTTTTTATATTCTTATTTAATAACCAAATGAAACTACACGACTTTATTTTTAGATTTAAGGGGGAGACTTATAAATTAGCCCTTTATAAATCTGTCTATGCTAGCAATAGCAGGCCTTACCTTTGACTAATTGATACAAAGGATGGGGAATTTTTCACTGATATTTCAGTAAATGATAATGATATAGAAACACTACCAAACGAATATTTACTTAATAGAGATTTTGTTTTATGCTTTGATGGAGATATAGAAAAAACAAGAAAACGACTAGAAAAAAATCTGAATATTAAAAGCTGGGGAATAAATAATTGATACCATTGTTTTACTTTATAACCAAATACAACAATGAAAAATAAAGAATACGCTTTCAATGAAATTGGAGAGCTTGCCAATTATATAGAGGATGCCGAATTTTTAGAAAAGGAATACATACTAGAAAAGCTGGCAGAAATACAAGCATTTATAGACAACTATTTATAATTTAACCAATTAAAAAAGATGGAAAACAATAAAGTTATTTGGGTTTTACACGAAACCTACGACAACGGATGGGAAATAGATATTAACACTTTCTCAACTTACGAAAAAGCAAAAGAAAAATTTAATTATGTTTTAAGCATACGAAAAGAAAACTGATGGTTAGATGGAGAAAAAGGAAAAGATTATGAATTGGGGAATAATTATTGTAGAAATGAAATGGCAGGAGCAGAGCTTGAACTTTTTGCCTCTGAACTAGATAGCTTTCACGACTTTTCAAAATAAAAAACTTTTATTCTTAACCAAATACAACAATGAAATACACTTATATTATAGCAATTAAAGACCAAGAAACATTAAGACCTGTCTTAATAAAAGAGCATCCTTGAAACGATATTTCATATATTGGAAGGAATTATTGGAGAGCATACATAATGGAGAGTAAAGCACAGGCGGAAAATGTTTTCAAAGACCGATGGGAAACCCACGAAAAAAAGATTTTACCTAATAACCAATAAAGAAAATGAAAGAAATATACTTAATAACTAATTATGCCAAACTTGATGGCGTTTTAGATTTATACACAGATAAACATATAGCGGAAAGCGATATGAGCTTTTATCACGATGGAGGAAAACGAGGAGAAACAAATCTGATAAAAATAGAATACGATGGTAGAATATTTGATTATGACCGAGAAAACTATTCAATAAACTTTTTTGAGAAAAGAGAAAACTGAAAGGGATGGGCGACACCTTACCTAGACAAAAGCCAATTAGACAATTGGGGAATTAAAGAAACTATTTTAACTACTAACCAATAATAACAATGAATAGAGAACAATGTTTTAAAAATTTAATCTGATTAGAATATAACGACTATTTAAACGATGCCGATAGGATGGACTATATACAACGATTTTATAAAAGAGAATTTAAAATTAATGAATTAGATTTTAGTGATAAAGTATATTTAGAAAACGTATTTAACGATTATAAACAACGGAAAGAGAAAAACCAAAAACTATACTTTAAAGCATTTGAAAACAATTTTACTTATTAACCAATTATAACAATGGAAAAACAAGAATTTAAAAAATACAAAGTGGATGGTGATACTTACTATCTAGCAGAGAAGGGCGATATTGTAGCCCTTATAAATAGTGAAAGCTACCACAAGCCACTTGAAAAATATCTAAACAAACGATTTTGTTATTATATATACAACAAAGTAGAATGATGGGAGGCAAAAGACTATGTATATAGTTATGACTATGAAACATACGAAATACTACCCACGTTAAGAGAATGTAAAGATGCCATAAAAAACTTTTATTTTAATAACCAACAATAACAATGGAAAAGACAATAAAAGAAAACGCCTTAATGATTAAGGAAATAATAAACGAGGTATTAGATAGTGAGGATGCGAGAAACGACAACGAGAATTTTTACGCAGTATTAGATAGAATAGAAATAATTTTAAAACAATTAAAAAAATAATTTATTTATTAACCAATAAAGAAAATGAATAAAGAAAAACAGGATGCCTTATTTAGTTTGATACTACTCAATAATGAAACGCACAGATTTTGACTATCTGATGCTGAAAGAGAAAGATTAGAAAAATGAATTAAAGAACAGACAGAAAAGCTACATAGTTATTGACTATCTGATACTGATATAGAACAAGAAATAGATTTAATTATAGATACTTATTTAGATTAAAAAAAGAGCTACCATAAGATAGCCCCCTTTTATATTCTTATGTCCTTTCCTACCACAGAAAAGACAATAGAGTTATAAAAAAGCTGATACGTAAGTCAATAGAAAAAGACTAGCATTTGAGCTAGCCCTTTCCCAACCACGTTTCACACTAACCGTGAAAACTACAAAGGCCTCAATAAAGAGGCAATTGATTTATACTTTTATTTTAATAAAAAACAAATGATTTATTCACTAACCGAAAACAAATGCCTGTTGTAAAAAAAATTAACTCAACTGACTTATGGGAATTGAGAAACCATAGAGATAATACAGCAAAAGAGATGCTTAAAGCATACACTATTTCCCAAGTCTCTTTTATGGATGGAAAAGACACTAGAACAATAAAAGCTAGTGGTAAATACTTTCCAATAAGAGTAGATACCTGACAAGCCCTAGCACAATATAAAGCAGGAGATAAGAAAAACCCTTATATGATTTTACGAGTAAGGCTAGATGAGATTAAGTATTTATTCAATAAAAGAACAGGGAAAAAACTAACAATAGAATAGCATCCGATGGCATTTGTGTATAATTATATTTTAATATTTAACCAAATGCCAAAATGAAAATTACTAACCAATTATTATTTGAACGAAAGGAACGAATGCTAAACAAAGAGTTTAGTATTAACACCATTTCTAATTATGAAACAGATGTAAAATTATTTCTGAACTATTTACGCTTGAAAACACAAGGTAGTATCGTTAAAGAAAATGAAATAACGCTGATGGAAATAGAGAAATGGAAAACATATTTACGTTGATTACCAACACCAAAGAATAGTATTTACTATACGATTAAACCTACCATTTCTCAAAGCACGATACAAAGTAAATTAACTGCTGTAAAAAGTTTATTAAAATATATAAATCTGTTTTATAATTGTTGATTAGATTATACAAAAATAGAAACAAAAAGAATAAAATCTGATTACATAGAATACATAACGCAAACAGAATTTGAGTTATTAGAAAACTTTATAAGTCAGTATGAGAAATATAAGATTAATGCTTTACGTATGAAACTATTATGTAATATCTGATATACAAGCTGATTAAGATTAAGTGAAATGCTAGGTCTTACTGTAAAAGATATTGAAAAGAAAAACACTAGAATAATCTGAAAAGGAAATAAAGCTAGGTGGGTATTCTTTACTAACTCTACTGAAAAACTATTAAAAGAATACCTAGAAGAAAGAGAAAAACCTATACCACGAACTTGAAAAGTAGAAAAGAAATCTGATTATGTTTTCATATCTCATAATAGCTGATACGATTATGGAAATCCTATCAAGAAAGAAACAGTATGTGGAATAATGAAAAAGTATTCAGACTGATTAGATATTGGAAAAAGAATAACAGTCCATAGTCTTAGACACTCTTATGCTACCAGACTTTTAGAAAGCTGATTAAATGTTAGAGAAATACAAGAACTACTTTGACATAAAGATTTGAAAACAACTCAGACTTATTGTCATGTATTAGAAAGTAATCTAAAAGAAAAAGTTAATCAGATTTTTGATTAAAAAAATATAGTGAAAAAATCAGAATTGAGAAATGATAGTTTGGAACTACTAATCTATCTATTGATTTTTAGATTTTTTTATGTATATTATCAGCAGTTAAGTATAGATTATCAACTGATTAGGAGTGAGTATCCCCCTAGACCTATAAGGTCGTGGGTTCGAACCCCACCCCGCCCATAACTAAAACACTTGGATATGGAAAGTCAGTTGAGAAATCAGCTGGCTTTTTCTTTACAGTCAAATAGAGAATTGTAAGTCAGCGTAAACTTAACTACATGGAGTATTAAAAGTGTGGGAACACAGCATGAGAGTAGATTTAATAAGCTGTGGTTGGTATGAGGAACAAAAGGTGTTTCTCACTACCTATACTCCACCTCAACCTACCTAGCTTATTAAGTTTACTCTTTTTGTTTAACCAAAAAAATGAGAGCTTGATAGGAAACTATTTACCTCTTAACCAAACAAAATGTAATGGAAAAAACAGATGGTTTAATCACTACCGAAGAACAGTGATTTAAAGTAGAACAAACGTTATTCACTTATAGTGAAGAAGAAAAAGAAGAAAATAATCTGAATAAACTCAATGCTAATCTAATACTCAGACCACAGTTCTTAACACTAGACTTTGCTATGCTACATAGTGGATATAGTCGAGTAGAGACAGCATTATATGGGTTTATAAAATACTTCCTATATAATAACGATAAGTTCTATTGCACTAACGAACAACTAGCAGAGATGTTATGTGTATCTGAAAACACGATAACAAACGCAGTAGCTAAATTGAAAAAAGACTGATTAATTAACCTAACTTACAAGATTAAATCAAGTGGTTGAAAGATTAGATTTATCCGACTAACAAAATCTGTGGTTCCGACACCCAAAATTTGTGGTTCTGAAACACAAAATTTGTGAGATATATATAATAAGATAATAGATAATAAGATAATAAATAAAGAAAATAAACAAAAGAAATGATATTGAGAGTTTGGTTTATGTTATTTAACAGATAGTGAATATGAGAAAGTAATATCAGATTACTGATTAAAGAATTGAGAGCATCTTATTAAAGAAGTTGACAACTACTGTGCTAGAAAGTGAAAGAAATATAAAAATTACGCCGCCGCCATCAGACAATTTGCGGATAGTGCAGGAATTAAAAAGATACAAAAGCAGACTGTTAATGAGAGTTGAGTTTACGATTTACCTTTTTAACCGCTAACCATGAGAAACGAAAATAAAACACTATTAGAGAAGAAAGTTATATCTAGCATATTAAACAATATAGAGTTGTTAGATAGCTTGGATATAGACATTGGAGATTTCCAACCTAAATATAGGGACTTACTAAGAGCTATAAAAGAATGCTGAACTAACGACCCCACTATCCTAGTAAACAATACAACAGTTATTTGATTAGATGAGCTACGAGATATTATAGGAGATACAATGTTTACTACTGAAACAGACTTTCAGAATTATACACAAGAACTAAAGGAGTTGATTACTAGGGATAAGTTAAGTCTGACTTTAAACAACATGATACTAAGATTAAACGCATGAGGAGATAGTGAGAGTGTATATTCAGAATTAAACAAATTAAAATTAGACTGATACAAGGAGGAAGATAATACACAGATTATAGACAGATTAAAACAACAGATTAATTGAGATGCTGAGTTTAAGATTATATCTACATGATATAGGGACTTGGATAATCTAGTATGAGGATATGAGAAATGACAAGTAGTAGTTATTGGTGCTAGACCTTGAGTATGAAAGTCAATGCTAGCTATAAATCTAATCATTAACAACGTTAGAGCTTGAGAGAATGTAGCGTTATTCAGTTTAGAAATGAATAAGGAACAAGTGTATAGGAGATTACTTGCTATGAATAGTTGAGTGAGTGTCCGAAAGTTAAAGAGTAGAAACGAGTGAGTAGCATTAGAACAAGCTAACAAATGATTTGATAAGTTAAACGAACAGTTAGAACACTTATATGTATTTGATAGGGAACGCACCATATCAGAAATAGAAAGGAAAATCAGACAAATAGTTCATAAACATTGAGTATCAGTAGTTTACCTAGACTATCTACAACTAATTAGAAATCCGAGTATTAAGAATAACCCTATTGAGAGTTTAACAGATATGTCTCAGAGATTAAAGCAACTAGCATTGGAGTTAGATATAACCATCGTGGAACTTTCACAACTAAATAGGGAGGCCGCTAATAGTGTTATTAAGAGTGCTAGCCAACTAAGAGGTAGTGGTAGTATCGAACAAGATGCTGACATGATATGGATACTTGATAAGGATGACAATGACACACCGATATTGAGACTATCAGTTCAGAAATGTAGGGACTGAAGAATTGGAGATATAGAGCTAAGTCAGATTTCTGACATTATGCTAATCAAAGATAAGCTAATAAACAAACCTTTTTAATCTTTAATTATAACAACCATGTTTACACCACAATTTAAAATCACTGCTACAAATCCTACTGATAGGATATGGCAAGCTGTGAAAATGTATCACAACCAATTCTATCCTGAGAAGGCACGTTGTGAGGCACTAGACATTTTATTCGATGAGTTCTCTAGTCAACTATGTGAGGCTTGGGAGACTTATGAAATGGAACATTGAGTGCAGGAAAAAGAATTAGAAGAAATCAGAGGAACTGAAAGGGAACATACTTGGGAAATGAATGAGCTTTTAAATCGATTAAACTTCTAAAGATGGATAAAGACAAGAAATCAGACTTATATCGTAAGACTATGCTACTAGCAGAGATAGCAAAGCAGAATAGAATAATAGAGTTAAGATTAAAACAAGAAAAGATTAAGCATCCACAGATACAACGTGAGATAGCTAAAATGATAACTTATTTAGAGAACAATTAATTTATATTTATAAGCAAACTAATAATGACAACAACTAAGCAACTAGCCGATAAGGCTATTAATATTAAAGGTAAGGACTATATCCAAGTTAAAGATAGGATACAGTTTCTAGCCGAGAACTACGAGGGTAGATATAATTTACAATCAGAGTATCAATACTTTGATAGTAGAAAAATGTGGGTAGTTAAAGCTACTCTAACTATATGGGATGAAGACCATACAGAGTTCAGTGTTTATAACTGACTAGCACAAGAGATAGAAACAGAGAAATTCTGAACTGTAAACTTTAGTTCAGCTTTAGAAAATGCTGAGACATCAGCTTGGGGTAGAGCTTGTGCTGCGGCGTGAATAGGTATCGATGCAACATGAGGTATAGCAAGTGCTAACGAAATGGAGAAGGCTTTGAATAGAAGTAAGGTAGCAGAGAAGATAGCAGCAGATACACCATTTGTAGATAGTTGAGTATCTAATGCTACACCTACAATAGCAGCAGCACCATGAGAACCTGAGTGGTTTACTAAAGCTAAGCAAGGAACTAAATTCATGTTAGAATGTTTGGATGAGGAAGACTACATAGCAAAGATAAAAGCAAGAGTTAAGGAAATAGGTGCTAAGATTAACAAACAACAAGAGACAGATTTAAGAATTTGTTATAACAACGCCAAGTGAATAGCCAATTTAGAGAATATGTTTACAGAATAATTTTTACCCTTTAATCTAACCAATGAAATTAAACACATATAAAAACTACAAAGATAAATGATTACCATTAGTAATCTGAATGATACTTGCCTATGTATTGATGCTACTACCACTATGTTGGGGTAGCTATCAACAGGCTGAGAGTGAGACTGAAACAGCAGGAACAGCTGAATTACGAGAACCTTGAAAGCTAATAGAGGATGAACTCTGATTACACCAAGAGATGCCACCTATTGAGAAGGAGACAGAACATGAGAGATTTAAGGAACTAGCAGCAGCATATAGTATAGATGCTAGTAAGATACGGACTGTAGAAAACCACTACTGAATTAAAGAATGAGTTATCCTATGTATAACTATTGCAGAGACAAGTGGTGGATGGAGAGGATACTGACAAGCAAACCCTTGAAACGTAGGGAATAATGATAGGTGAGACCGTATTCAATATGCGTTCTACGAGACTTGATTAGAGAAGATAGGACAAACACTAACTAACAAATATCTATGAAAGAAACAAACACTCTGATGCCTATCAAATGCAGGTTCTTGTAGTGAGAATGGAGACAATGGTTCAAGATATGCTACAAGTGATGGTAGCCGAGAGAAAAATATGAGAGCTTGTTTAGGAGTAATCTATGGGACAATTAATCCATCAACATTTAGTATTAGAAGATAACAATGGACTTTAATAAAACATTAGAAAGCTGAAAGAAAGTAGAGAAGTTATTTGCTGCTAAGATGCTAACCAAGTATCCTGATATAAGCAAGGTTGAGTTCTCTGAGTGAGAGTTCAAAGACCGAGATATTAAATTAACTATCTGATGAAAAGATGTTTATTACGAGGTTAAGCGTGATTACAAGAGTAAGGAGACATGAAGGTGTGCGTTTGAGATTAAGTGTAATTGACATCCAAGTGGGATACTAGCAAGCAAGGCAGACTTTATAATCTATTGTCCTAGTGAGGATGAGTTCTACTTTCAGGAGAGAGGAGAGCTACTATATAGACTTGTAGATATACATAAGTTTAAGGCTGTCTGATGAGATGGAGATAGAGCTGAGATGTATATCGTAGATAAAGAAGTATTACCAATGCTGTTTTACAAACTAAACTAAACAAAATGAAACTTTGAGAATTTGGTGCAGGTAAAACATGAGTTCAATTACAGAATTTTCTAAATGAATTAATGGAAGAGAATTTAAAACAACGAGCAGAACGTTGAGAGGCACAGACTTGGAAAGAATATACAATTAAGAGTTATTGGAAAAAGAAAATAGGGAGTGTTAAAGCCGAGCGTAAGCTAAAAGATAGACAGACAAGTGTTCCATCTCCGAGAGGAATGGAGGGTTAGAATTACCTTCATGGCACTTGCTACTACACCACCCTGTAGTATTCGTAGAACTAAAAGTAGATAAACACCTATAAGAAATAAAGAATACAATATTGCTGTTGGGTGGAACAGCTTAAAGGAACGTGGTGTAATGGTAGCACAGCACCCTTCGAAGGAGTTGGTCTGAGTTCAAATCTTAGCGTTCCTGTATAATCAGATTTATATTATTTAATTTATTAAAATGAAAAAAGAAAGCTGAGTTAAAATTAACTATCCACAAAGTGCAACTAAACCTAATGAATTGATTATTAGGGAATTATTGTCTAACATATTACAAGTACTCTTAAAAGAGCATGGTGCTAGCCAAGAACAAGTTGATGAAATATTAGACAAGATTTATAATTATTAAATCAGATTTATTTACTTGAGGAACTCAATGAATAACACTCGTCTGCAAAAAGCGTTTCAAGATTT